TGGAATATCTCTGGTGGCAACATCTTTATACCGATTACCGGTCAACCAATCACGTCTACTGTGATGTTGTCCAGCAGGGCTAACGCTCCAGACGCCAAGTTTGATGGGAACGTGCCGAACGTAAGCCTACGTGATGGTACTGGCTCTACCAGCAACTGGCGCTCTTACAATCCTGATGGCACTTGCTGGATCGGCGGCCAGGTAACTTCTGTCGGCTCTGGCGCAACAGGGACGCTGAGCTATCCACTTGGCGCAGTCAGCGCAACCCTGCATGTTAGTCTAGGCCTTAAATCTCCAGCGACAACAAGTAACGTCGTTTCGGAAGTTGGAGATGCTAGCGGCGCAGGTTTCCAATACTTCATAAACGGCACTGGCTCAAACACTCTTGTCTGGTCTGCGCTAGTTAGGCCGTAAAGAAAAACCCCGCCTAGTAAGCGGGGTTTCTTTTAGTGGATGGTTGGACCAGTAGGCAGCACCATCGGCTCTTCTCCTTCATATGTAAGCTCGGCAATCATCACGTAATGATCAGTGTCTTCGCATGGCTCCATTTGAATATTGAATCCTTCTTGAGCTAGGCTAACCACAAGATCAGAAATCAATTCTTCGGTTGGCATGAATTTCAGTTTGATTCGTTGGCTCATTATCTGATCTCGTGCTTAATTGATTGAAGGCCGGAACACTCATTGCAATACAGAACCCCGTAACTCCTCAGAAAAATAGCTCCTGTATCACTCAGCTCGTGCTTGCAACTGCAAACTTTCTCTGAGAACTCTAAGTTCTTCGCGCATCTCGACAACTCCTGCGAGCCAGTAGTTCTTTTGTTCTCCATTTTGGTATGGACAGTCATTTCTTCCCTCCAGATATGCAACCTTGCCCTCTAAGTAGTATCTGTTTTTTAAGCATTTAAGATTCACGATTCACGTCTCCGACACAAGAAGCTGATCTGCAATCCTTCTTATTGCCTGAATTGCTAAAATACTTTCTGATTTGTTTTCTTCTGAGAAATCTGCAACAGAAAACATATATTCTGCCTTCTTAATTTTGTAGGCTTTTCTTGCCTCTTCTGGCGTTCTATAATACCCAATATGAGTTGCCTTTGACCTAAAGCTAGCTGTCGCCTTATACCTTACACCTCCATCTTTATATGGTCTGCAAAATACTGAAACACCTATTGGTAGATCGTTTCGGCTCTTTGTTGTACCTGTAATCATTGTATTTATGTAAGAAGAAACAAAAACGCATGTATCAGGGCCGTAGACCTTGTTTCCGCTTACAAGTAGATCTTTGTCTAGGTCCTTTCCACGCCAATCCTGAATAGCCATCCATTCTGAAAATTTAGACAGAGTGTGCCACTCTGAAACAACAGAACAATCAGCGTATGTAGGATATTTCTTGATGCTATTCTTTGAATAACATCTGGAAATCATTGATATCCATGCCTTATAAAACGGACACATGGTCCTTTTGCCATTAATTGTTTTCTCAACAGGGCACGTCGAGTCATTAATCCCAACACCGTATGCTAGACGCCTTTTAAATGTCACTATAGTACTCCTGACTAAAACAAATTAAGGCTTTGTGCTGCATGCTGATTTACCCATTGCTTTCAGTGCGGCAGTCAATCTAGGCGTTTGTGGCGCTTCGATAGCAGCTGCGATTAATTCGTTTAGTGCTAACTTTCGTGCGGCGTGACGATCCTTGTTCTGAATGCTGTGACACTTGATGCAAGCCAGATTCGGTAGGTAGCGACGACCTGCTAACTCTGGATGTTTCTCGCACTCCTTGCCGTAGACTGATCTCATTGATTCAGCTCCTTGGCCTTGTCGAGGCAGGCGTTCCATCCTGTGTTTTCGACGTCTGCGGTAGTCCAGTTGAAACTCAGAGCCTCTATCGGCTTCCGTTCAGGAAGACGCAATGTCCGTGTCGGAGCATCAAGACAGACGATTTCGTCGATAAACTGGCGAGCGGCAGCCATGGTACCTGCAAGATTTGAAAGCCCTTGCCCGTGAAGTAGCACCTCAATGACTTCCAGTTCTTCAAGCTCGGCAGCCGTCAAGCGCTCAGGCATCACAACCGATACCGGCGCGGGCTGCGATGCGGTATCAAGATTTTCAGATGCGTGCTTACCTACCAATTTAGGCGGGTTTTTAATAGCATCCGCGAAAGTTTTTGTGGTTAGTTGCACTGCGGAAGAGGATGTCGAAGTTCTTTCTTTCAGAGTAACTCCGGCCGAGCATGAGCAGTAGCCGCGCCAATCGCCGATAGCATCGATGTATTCGCCAGATCCATCGCAAGATGTGCACTCCACCGCCACCGGCTCACCCTGCCCACCCTTCAGCCGCTCGATTTCGGCGACGGCCGCGAGATATCGCTTGTCGGTCTTGTCGAGGTTGAATTTGACTGCCTCGTTCTCCGCCGTCAGCCGTGCGATGGTGGCTTGCAGTTCCTCACTCTCGTCGTATTGCTTTGTTAGTGCGGCCTCAACATCAGCTACTGACTTGGCATAGACCTCATGCCCGTCACCGTCACCCGGCACAACGTCCAGCATGATGTTCGTGACGCTGAGGGCTTGCAGTTCGGCGAGTTCGGGCGTTTCGTTTTGATTGCTCATGCTGCCTCCGTTCTGGCGAATTCGCCGTGAAGTCTTTCTGCGGCCTGCTTGTATGCTTCAGCGGCTGCGGCAGGGTCATCAAACAAACCAAGAAAGTTCCGCTTGCCATTTGCCGTGATTTGGGCGCGGTATTTCTTCTCTCTGGTCGACCAACTGACCCCTTTAAAACCTGACGTGTTATATCGCTTCATTGGAGTATTGAAGCCATTCTGAGAGTTGGTTGCTTCGCGCAGATTGGCTATCCGGTTGTCAGAGCGATCCATATTTATGTGATCCATGTTCTCTTTCGGCCAATCACCTGCGTGGAAGAGCCAAGCCAATCGCTGACAGGTGTAGCGGACCTGATCAACTTTTATGTACCGATAGCCATCGGAGTGAAGACTACCGGCGATGTTTCCGATGCGAATATTCTTGCCGCCCCGCATCCACTTGAATTCACCGGAAGCCGCGTCATACGACAGCGCTTCAAATATGGCTATCTTGGCTTCTTCAGTTTCGCGAGCTTTACGGTTACTGCTCATTCGCTTGCTCCCGATTCGGTAGGTTTGAGGGCGGCCGTCATGCGCTCGGCAATAGTGTCGGCGCGAACTGTCTTGATGGTTGCTGAGCAGTCAGCACATCCAAGCACGAACGTGCATGTCACTTCATTGGTGCGCAGACGACCCTCGGCAATGCCTGATGTATTGGTATTGCTCGAAAACCAGAACAGCGCATCACTGCCGCACTCTTTGCACTTGTCGGCCTTGCCGACAATGGTCGCATTCCGCAGCTCGGCGGCTGTCAGGCGCTCTTTCAGCGCGTTGCGATTATCAACAATGGCCGCCAGATCTCCCCGCATCTCGGCCAACTCTATATCTTCGCTCATGAAACCCACCTAATAATATCCAACGAAACCAACGAAACCAAAACAGCCAACTGCACAAGATGCTCAGGAAGGAAAATAGGCATTATTCGTTACTCGAATAAGAAGCATGAAAGAACAGACACCAAAACACCGTGGCCGCGACTGATGCGACAGGCAGAATCCATAAGTAACTCATGCCTTGCACACCTTCTTGGCGTAACCATCAGTATCAGGCCAAACGCCTTCTTCGATCATCTTGCAAGTAAATTGCTGATCATCTAGGCCGTCTTGGTAGCTCATGCGGTTAGATACGATGAAGCCAACTAGCAGAAGTACGACGATGATGGTTACGGTGCGCGGCTTCATGGTTAATCCTCCATGTTCAATTCAGCTTGCTCTGGATCTTCCATGTCTACCGCGTCGGAGTCGAATTTGCACTCCCAAACGTGCGAGTAGAGAGATGAGTACATTTCGTAACTGATGCCGCCGACCAACAAGGCGCCACGTAGCATGCCGAAGATATGCTTGTACTCGCTGGTACGGGAACGCTGAAATTTGTCGTCTGCGAATGAGATTGCCTTGTGAATCTCGCGAACAAACTTGTTTTGTGCCTGTGTGTGCATTAGGTACTGCTCCTTTTGGCTTGGTGCGATTGTATTCCGCTTTTAGCAATTCGTGCAATCGAAATCGGATAAAATAGGAATATATTTTCGCGAGCAGAATAAATGAAAACCTCAAAGGCAGGAATCGACCTAATCCACAGCTTCGAGTCGTTGCGTCTGAAGGCTTATCCAGATCCAGGCAGCAAGGATGGGAAGCCGGTAACGATTGGCTGGGGGTCTACAGGTCCAGAAATTAAGCTCGGTATGACGTGGACAAAGGAACAAGCAGACGCTCGGTTCGCTAAAGACCTAGCACGATTCGAGATTGGCGTATCCAAGTCGGTCAGCGTCAACCTTAAGCAGCACCAGTTCGATGCGCTTGTGTCGTTCGCCTATAACGTGGGACTCGGTAATTTCCTGTCGTCTACCCTACTCAAGATGCTTAACGAGGGTTACACGAAGAACGCCTTGCTCCAGTTTGGCAAGTGGATCTTCAATGACGGGAAGGTTATGAACGGCCTAGTTCGCCGCCGTGAAGCCGAACGCAAACTGTTCTCCGGAGAACAATAGATGCCGACCTGGCTACCTTGGCGATTCCTCTCAGGGCTCGCGTGTGGCGCGTTCGTGGTTTTCCTTTGGCATGATGCGAGTGTGTCGAGGATTGCTACTGAGCGCGCAGGAGAGAAGCTTGAATCGGCATTCTCAGTGATCGCCGCGAACAGGGCAGACGAATCAATAGCTAAGGCGTGGGAAATTCGCCTTTCGGAGTTACGCAGCAATGAAACTACCATCATCCGAGAGCGCGAAAAGATTGTGGAGATGCCTGTTTATCGCAATATCTGCTTGGAGCCTCTTGGCGTGCAGCTCGCAAACGACGCAAAGAACGGGCGTGTCACAAGCAAGCCTGTTGCAGCCGTGCCAGATTCCAAGTGATCTGGCAGGCGTATCGGGAAAGGATGCGTTGATAGCATTGACTGAATGGGGTGCGGCACTTAGAGAGTGTTCTGAGCGGCATGATGCGTTGATTCGTGCTGCTTCCGGCGTCCAGCAATAAACGCCCGACCTTCTGGCGACTGAAAACCGACACCTTTAGGCGCTCGGTAAGGTCGCTTGAAGAACGCTACATTGACCTTGTTAGTGCGCATCCACTTGCGCAATCCTTGATCATCCTTCCAGCCGGCGATCTTAGCCACCTCTGTGACCGTATGCGTTCGTCTAAGACGCTCAACTAGCTGACCGATAGACTCGCCAGTCTCTCGCTCGTATCGCTTACACAGCATGTCACGGGCGGCATAGGAGGCATCGCGCGCATTCTTGATGGCCTCTGGAGTACGAGCGCCCCTATCCTGCATGGCGTTACACGTTCCCCACTTCGGCCAGTCAATCACTACGCCAGAACGGTTAATTAGGCCACGAAGACCTTGAGGATTCGAGTAGCCGATGATCTTGGCCGTAGTGTTCAGCGAGTAGTTATCGGCAGCAAACCCGCGCACTACATCCCAAAACGGTTCGCCGTACTCGGCTTCAACTTCAGCAACTATTGATCTAGCCACGAGCCTTGCCCTTGATGTTGTTTGCTGGGAATTTGTGACGATCAGAGCCT